GAAATGTTTTACGTTGCGGGCGTAACCCAATGACGATCCGGCGTAGCCTTCGCGTCTAACACAGACATCTTAAGCATTGTTTGCGGCTGACTTCAATCGTTCGTACAAATCACGATCGGTTTTGAAGATGCGGGCCTGTTCTGTGAGGTTGAAATGCTCGCGGCTAAAGGGGTTTTTGGTGCCGGGCTGGATTTCGCTTGAGCTGGTTTTGATGCCAACAGGAGCGCCGGAACCCTTGATGGTGGGCGGCTTGAACAGATAGCCACGCTCACTCTTGAGCTTTTCAACCCATTGGCTCATGGGAACTTCGTTGTAGCCATCGACGGCCACAGGATTCCCGGATTCGTCAAGCCTTAGCTGATCACGGACAAGGCGCAGTGTGTCGTGCGGGTTGTGTGCGCCCTGCTCAGCCAAAATCGCAATTACGCGATTGTCCAGCTGATTCACGGTCAGTTTTGACTCAAGCTCGGTAATCCGTTTTTTGTAATCCTCCTCACGTTCAGAGAATTGCTGGGCGTACTGCTTCAGGGCCTCGTCGTACTTGCCCTTGGATTCCAGCTCTTCCTGCTCCTTGCGGCGCTTGAACTCCACCAGCTCCTTGACATCAACGCCATCCGGGACAATGGCCGTTTTCTCCTTTTGTTCCTTGAGCTTGCCGATCAGCTCAAAATTTTTGCGCTCTAGCCCTTCAATGCTTCGCTTTAGCTTTTCAAGTTCGTCATTGCTGGCAGTTGGCGTAGCGTCCTGCAGTTGTTCGTCAGACATTGTGACCCGTAGGGTTTACCACCAGACTGTATAAGTAAATGATGGCTTTTGCACGCGATGTCACGGCGGGAATGGGATACGCCAGTTCGTGAACCGTGGAATCCGATAATTTATTCGCTTCTCAAGGCCATTGACCTGCACACGCAGCAGTATTTGAAGACTGGCGACAGGTGGCACGCGGACAATGCCAATGCGCTGCGTAAGTACGTGTCAGAACTGAAGGATCGGATTCACCGCCAGGAAGGTCGGTAGCTCAATCGTCATCTTCATCATCATCCGTGCAAATAATCACCTCAACACCTTGAGCGAGTCGGCCAACCAAGGCGCCAAGAAGCTCCGGGCTGTTGGGCGTTGGAAAAATAAAACGGCCCTCAATCATGCCATCAGCACACTTGAGATAAGAACAGCTGCCTTCCCAGATGCGACCGTTCATGACTTGCGTTTGGGAGCTGCCGTCAATTCTGACCGCTTCTTGAGCACTGGGTTACCAGTGGATTCTGATTTAATCCTGAGCACCGGATCAGATTCAGAGCCAACACGGACAACAGTGCCACCATTGGCAGTGCGAACAGAACCGCGTTTACCTTCTTTGCCGACGACCACGCCATAGGTTCTGGTTCCTTGGTAAATCCAGCTAACGCGAGAGCCAATACCGATAGCCATTACTTTTTCTTGCGTGGTTTACGGGATTTGCCAGCTTTGGAATAAGCGATGGCAACGGCTTGCTTGGGATCCTTGCCCGCCTTGATCTCGCGCTTGATGTTTTCCTGAATGACCTTTTTGCTACTGCCTTTTTTGAGTGGCATCAGCTTTGCGCGGTTAGATCAAGCTTAGTCAACCCTGACTTTGCCGTAGCTCTGCTGCAGTTGAGCCAAGGTTACCTCGCTGCCATCCTCGCGGACCATGCGGCTGAGCGCATCCTGCGGGCCATATTTGTCGGCCAGTTTCCTGAAATAAGCGGCGCGGCGGTCACTGCGAAACACATCCTTTTGATAAGCGTCAGATTGCCCCTTTAACCATTGGCCATAGTTCACGTCTGCACTCACGGGGCCATCAGCTGAAGCGCGTTTGCCAATGCCGATTATCTTTTCTGGCGGTGTCAGGCCGAGTGCCTTGTAATCAATGATTGGCACTGTCGTGCTGCGGCAGTTGAAATGAACAGGTGGCGTAGGTCCATCGCCATACTTAAATTCTTTGCCATCTAAGCTGCGGCAGATCGCTGAAGTCCGACTGTCAAGCGTGGCAACGTAGCGGTATTTCTGGGTTACATCCTGATTAGCCCTATAAACCTGTTCGCTAGCGGCATTGGCGACCTGTTGCACCGAAGTGCGTACAAGAGTCAAAACCTGATGATCAGCCGCCTTGGTTAGTTCACCGCCAGCTAGGGCTTGTTGCCGTGCGGTCTTTGCAAGTTGACCAAAGTTCAAGTTTCCAACCATGCGCCGTGCAATTTGCGCTGTTGGTTCCCCAGTTAAAAGGCCGGTGCGGACAATGGCATTAAAACGTTGAGCTTGTGATTGAGCCAAGCCGCGAAAGGCTTTAGATACAACATCGCCATTAGGCAAAGTTATGGCTGATCCTTGTGCAGCAGTCAGATTGAAGCCACCAGTGCCAGGCAAGGTGAAATTGATGTCCGTCGGGTCAACTGTGGCGACACTGGCTGCAAAATTAGGCGCCACCTCAACCGTGTTTACCGCACGCTGAGCGACAACACTTGGTTCAATGCCACGCGCACCAACTTGGCCGCCTTCAATCGCAAGCTTCAGTTGTTCAGTGACAAACTCGGTTTGCAGCTCGGCTAAACCTTGCAATTCACGCGCCACATAAGCAGTGCTACGGCCAGACCATGCATCAAGTGATTCCTTGAGCTGAGCCAAAATCACACGCAAACGCTGAGCCTGCACTGATTGCGGGCTGACAATGCCAGCACCTGCCGTTGCCTCACCAAGATCAATCGCCTTTAGGTCAGCGACAGCACTAAGGATGATGTTGTTGTAATCCCGCACGATCTGCCGGGCGACACCATTACCAAAGCGGTTCAGGTCAATGGCATTGCGGTAGATATTGGCGATGGGTTGATTGGGGTCAATCCGCCGCTTGTACTGCTCAACGTTGAGAAGGCGAGGCGTTACGCCAGATTGCGTCATTGCTCGTCAGCGGGAGCCTCTTCATCCATTACATCTTCAGCGCCGAGGTTTTCGGGGCCGCCCATTTCGATTAGCCCACCAGCTTGCGTGGCTTCCAGTTCCTCTTCAACGTCGAAGTCGTCGCCAAGGATTTCCCCTTCGCTGAGCTGATCAAGAAGGGTTTTCTGGCTGATGGATCCAGCGGTGTAAAGCTGCAACAGGGCAAGGATTTCAGCGGGCTCAAGACGTGCGCCAACAAAATCGCGGTTAATGAAACTTGAACCGGCCTGCGCTTGACCAACGTAATCAGCGTGGAACTGCAGGCAGTTATCAATCAGATCTTGCACCTGCTGAGCGATGACCATCATGGTGCTATCGCCTTGGCTGCGATCAATCCGCTTGGATTCAGCAGTTTCAGCAGTCAGCTTCTGGCCCAACACACTGGACAGACCAAGGTCGTTGATCTGTTTTTCAAGCTGCTCAAGGCGGCGGTATTGAGCTTCAAAGCTGTTGCCGCTGGGCTCAATATATTCAGCGCGACCTTCAGCGGGGAAGGCAATAGCTTCACCAGGGCCAGCGCTTACTTCCTCGGCAGATGACGGGAAGCCAAAGAACGCCAGCATTGGCACTGCACTGATGTGCAGCATGTTGTCCAGATCGCTTTGAATCTGATACGCCTTTAGGTTCAGCTCTGCGATGTCTTCCATCGGCGGGCGTGATTCCAGCAGCCCAACACGGTTGGAATAGGCAACAGCAAAGGGGATGTAATCAAGGCTGGTCTGGCCTTCGGCTACAACTTCAAAATCACCGCTGTTTTCACCTTGGCGGTAAAGCTGATAAGAGCCAGGACGCAGCACACGGATCTGCTCAACGTACTTTTCGCCAAACTCACCGTCAGGAATAACGACACGTTCCATCAGGCGCAACATGGTCAGCTGCTGAGCGCCATTAACGATTTCAGACCGCCAGCCAAGGATGTCCCGTGGGGTGTAACAAACCCAGTACGGACGAAGGCTTGCAACATCCGTGATGTTTTGGGTTTCGCTGTCGTCAGCCGTTGGGAAATCAACCAATACGCCGACATGTCCATAACGCACAATTTTGCGCGTCAATTCATAGGTGAAAATGTTTAAATCATTGCCCTGCAGGTCTACGTCAAAAAGCTGCTCACGGACCTGATCAGCAACGTTTTCAAGCTTGACGGGCTTGCGGGT